TGAATATCTTCGATGTATTTGAGGTGTCCCAGCGGATAGAATGACTCTTGCGATAGATCAAATTTGATCGGCACGAACGGAAATCCCTGCTCAACCAACCACCCCGGGGACTCGGTCCCGTTGTTCAGATCCAATACAGGTTCCGTCGGTTCCCCGGTAACCGGATCAATGTCAAACACGGGCTGGTTCAGCATGTCCATGACTTGCGGGAACACCATCTTGCGGAACGGGTGCGGCTCGTCGAGTATGGGTTGATCCACGCCCGGAGCAAACATGACCTCGCGTCGTTCCATCCTGTTGTGCCAGCGTTCAACCAGCACAAAATCGCCGTTCGATATAGAATCGCGCAGTGCCTCCTGTTCATCCGACTCGTAACGACCCCCCATGACCTCCCCGTAACCGATCTCGTCCTCACGGGACAACTCAGACGGTTTGATCTTACTCTTGTTCTGTATTCGTGGATCGTCCTTGAGATACTTGATCGGCGTCCAGAATTTCTCCCGGATATATCTCTTGTCACCGAGTCTATGTGGCGATCCTGTTGGATCCAGATGCACTAAGCCCGGCGGCACTCGTTGAGCTACCACCATATCCTCTGCATAGTCGTCGTTCGTCGTGTATGGTGCTATGATGTCGTCCCCTTCGGGATTGTAGTCGAGGCGTATCCATCCTATCCCGGTGAACAGCGCGTCAAAAATAGCCTGATGCACATGAGACTTGAGATTCGTAATGTTCATGTAACTGTTAGCGGCACGTTCCAGTATGGCCGCTACATCCTCGTTGACTTCATCCTCTACTGCGAAGTTCATCACCGGGTAGTTATGTGCAATGCTCCCCAGAATCTGTCGAACGATAGGATAGAATCTCGACACCTTGACTATATCCTCTGCACGTAGATCCCGTATTTTCTGGTCGAACTTCAGCTCGTAACTGTCGTATAGCTTCTGCCATTCCTCTTGGCGTCCCTTATACAACTTGTCGAGCATCTCCCCTTCGGACTTATACCAATTTATCTGAAATTTATTCAAGCATATCTACCTTCAATTACCGATTCGGTTAGTTGATCTATTAGTCTGCCGCCGTCTGCCTGTGGCCCGGACGATATGTTCCGCGGCTTGTAGCAGTGATTGATCCCATAGCGCAATGCGTCTGCCGAGTGATCGTTAGGACTACTGGCATCCTCCATGTTGCGTGTATCGCGCTGTAGCCCTAACAGAGACTCCAGTGTTGCATCCGTGTATCCCCGGAAAAACTTTATTCGTTTGTTGTAGATCAGGTTTCCTATGTTGCGCCAGCCGTTTATGCGATCCATATTGGCACGGGTCAGATGCAACCCGGCTTCCCGGAACGAGTCGCTTGGTGACCGTGCCAGTGCAACCTCTCCCGGCGCACGTTTAGTCCACATATCGGCTGGCGCAAGTATTAGGCGGGGCCAGCGACCATACACGCCACCACTACGTGTCCATGCACATTCTTCAATCATCGCCTTGATTCCCCGTGCATGTTCAGCCCCGGCCCCGGAGCTTTCATAACTATTGACGATCCAAACATCATCGTCACTGTCTACGGCAATCAGCACTGCCGCTGTCTCGTTCACCTCTCCGTAATCCATAGACACAAAGAGTGACCAGTTTTCTGGTATCTCAAATGGATCCACTATCAGATCGTTACGATTCGACACATAATAGGATCCCATGTTGATGTCCCAATTACCATGTAGGTATGCTTCTGTAAGCTCTGGATCACCCAACGCTTTTAGCCGTTTTGGGTAATCAGGATCTGCATCTAACAGCTTTTGATTGTCTGTGACTCGTGCCGGGATAAAACATCGAACCATATCCGACTCTGGATCCCGTAGAGGCACATAACCATTAGGATATTTACCGATCTGGAAATAAGATTTTATCTGAGAATGGATCATCCCCCCGGGATTGCCTGTTGCTCGAATCCTTTTACGCTTTGCATTACCGCGCAGTCTGCTCTTGAGTAGATGGTATGGTCGCATGGACCCCCAAGTAGGTAGCTCATCCCAGTAAATGCCAGAATAAGCATGGCCCATGAATTTGAAGAATTGATCATCCGTATCCATTGGGCGAAACTTGAGACTCGCACCCGACGGCCAGATCCATGTCCTTGCTCCCACTTTGTATTCGGCTCCCATCGGTAGATACATCTGCTGGGATCGTGCGACGAGTTGATCCATGTCTCCCGAGTTCCGACGGAACTTAATGCAAGACCAATCAACCCCTTGATCCACATCTGCCGCGGCATCGGCTAACAGGAAATCCGACTTCCCGGAACCAGCCGCGCCGCCGTAAAACAGCTCGTCTATTATCCCCGAACACGATAGTGCATTCGCTTGTGGCACCTGTGGCGACCAGCAAAACTCACTCATTGCCCGTTAATGCTTCAAGTCTATTCTTGTTTCCTATCCATTCCTCAATCGTTGTCGCTCGTGGCGGCACGTCGATTGTTTGAATAGCTATCGGCCCACCGTTCAACCCGGTAGATTCTACCCTCTCACTGTATCCGCGATCACGACCCATCGTCCTGAGAAAGAAAAAGACACTACTGGCATGACCATCCCGGATCAACGTATGCAACGAGTTCTCTGCTACGTCGAGCAGTTCCTCCCGGCACTCATCCAGCACATGCTGTAGATTATATCGCTCAATAGCATTATACACCGCCTTGCGCGTCACCTTCATGCGTCTACCGGTAGCCGTGATATTACCGTCGCACTCACGTAGTGCTGTCTCTAATTTTTTCTTTTGTATTTTTTGTGTTGCCAATAGGAAAACCCCTAATGTGTAGTCTGTTTATTAACTTATCATATGTTCGGCTCGTATTAACGCTGCTGATAGTGTGCGTAGCTCGTCCTTGTGTAGCCGTATGCCGCGCTTAGTGGGCTGGTAGTCTTTGGTCTTAGGACTATGCAGCATCAGCCGCACATCGATCACCTTCCGGCCGTGTCTGTCCATTACAGGTTCGACCCGTATCTGGTAAGCGTCCGAGAGCATCGAAGCCATCGTGAATTTCGACGGCATTATCTATCCCCACCGAGTCGCTTATAGTCTCCCTCGCTAATCAGGTAGCCATGCCGCTCATCGTTATCCCGGCGAAACTTAACGCCGCGCAACGGGATACGCGCCGGCTCAGAGTCGCGCATCTGCTGTATGGTATCGCGCAGTCTGAAAATCTCTGCCTTGAGCATGTCCCGCTCATTCTCTAGCTCTGTGGTATAGTCCACCATAACATTCAATAGCTCCAAAGGGTTGGGCGTGGATAGTTGTTTTCGCTACTCATATCGTCGAGGTGTATAAACCGCTTGCTATGATCCCCGGATTGTTTTACGCCGACACCACTAAACCCCATCTCCAGTGCTGTCTGCACTAGGTAGTAGGCTCTCTCGCCGCTGATCTGTATATCTATCGCTCTGGCATAGGTATGTGCGCCGGGCGACTTCTTTTTTCGTTCTATAGAATGCTCCAATGATCGAAACCCGGACGTGATGATCAGCGGGTGTCCCAGCTCATTGCGTAGGCGTTGGATACGGTCCAGAAACACTTCATCGACCCAGCAGACCTCTGTCTCCTGACATGCCCACTCGTCGTATGATATATTGGGCCACCTCTCTGTGGGCCAGTTTTCACGTTCGTATCTTATGCGGCTTACCATTGCACCCCTAAATCGACCCAAACGCCTGTAATGTCAAGGCGTTATATCATTACGGGTGATATTTTGAAAATATTTCATAGAATTTCACTGACTCCCGACCCCGGATCAATGTGTATTGTTGCATTCTGGCAACTTTGGTAAATGCGTAAATGCTTGTTTTTTATGCGTTTCGTCAATATCATTAAAAAAAACATAGCCCCTCTGCAACACGGGCCGTATTGGGTGACTCACAAATAGCGCGACACCCCCAACTTATCTTTCACGAGATGAAATATTTATTCGTTTTTTTTGCTTGTTGGACTACCGAAAACCTTTTAAGATTTTACTCAAAGGGAAAACATATGTCCGAATACACCGAAAAACTTGGCGAACGCATCCGACGACGCATGTCCCGGCTACAGATCACTGCCGAAAATCTCAGCCATGAAGTGGGCGTATCCGCACCTACCCTGAGCCGCATCATCACCGGGAGTAATGAATCAACCAACTGGAAACTCCTTGAGCTGATAGCCGAGCGACTAGGGTGGACACTACCCGTACTGCTGGACACGAGAGAGCGTAGCGTGTTTATGACCGGGATCAAGCACTTAGATAATGCTATATTGAAGTGGAATATCTGGCTGTTTCGCGGCGACGAGGGATACAAAAAACTACAACA